CAAATTTTATATTACTCATAAACTCTAGTTTTTTGAGAATACTAATATTCTACCATAAGCATCCTCGTTATCAATTATAATTTCACCAAACTTCTGTATGTTAATATGGAGTATAAAACTATCCCCACTTTTCATAAAAACTTTAGTGTGTTCATCATCAATGATTTCCCAAGATTCTACTTGTTCTGAATCGATTGTTTTGATTCTGTAAAACCTAGTGCCATCAGATTTGATTTTTTGTACATAAAATGTTTCAAAATACCCCATATTAAAATATATCTGTGCTAGGTTCTATCTTAGGTAGTTCTTTAACTTTCTTGTCTTTAATCCTACCTTGAGATTTCATATATTGTTCATACATTGGGTTGTTACCTTGATTATCAAAATATCCCGTGAAGCCGTCAATAGTTTTTAATGTCAGCGCCACGCTTACGTCAATAGGAGTAACACTACCCCCTGTTTTTTCGTCCTTTACCTTAAACTGTCTAAGTTCCATTATTCTTCTCATAGCAGGAACTTTGTGGTTACGTATTCTGTGATACACTAAGAAGTGGTCACATCTGTTTGCGAATATGTTACCACCAATAGCATCATATTGTGTAGGTGCTTTTAGATACCCTTCTGCATCACGAGGCGCTCTTGTCGCATCTGTTGTAGGGTGTACCGTCATAAACACTGCACATACTTGTTTGCTAAAGATGTTCAGTCTTGATAATAAATCATCGTTATAAGAGTAGACATTTGTTAAAGGTCTTTTGAAATATGAGAACGGGTCAATTAATAATCCGTCTATATCAAACTCTTCTTTAAGCAGTTCGCCTCTCTTAAGAATATCCTCTACCGTATAGTGTACCTCATTCTTAAACACAAAGAAATGAGACATTACAAAATCCTTGTACCTTTTATACTCGTCCATATGGTCTTTAAAGTAAGATATATCCTTACCTGAAAGAGCCTCAATTAGTATTCTCTTGGTACTTGATACTTCATTCTCTCCACAAGCGATACCAAACTTCTTGCCGTATAATACTGACAATGCTAGCATCTTGTGTAACTCTACATAAGTCTTACCTACGCCCTCAAAGGCAAGGATAAAATTAAGCGAGTTTTCTTTGAATAAAATATACTCGTCTAATGCCTTCCATCCATAAGATAAACCTAATGGAATAGTTCCGTCAATAGCTTGTAATAATCTTTCTTCATCTTCTCCGTCTTTGGATAAAAATGATAGGTCAACTAAGTCTTCGTCATTCTCGTCATCAGAGTCGGATAGTGAACCATAACCTTTCCTACCTAACAAGCGGTAGCCTTTCTTATAGTCTCCATCTGCCTCTAACATACAGAATATGGCTGAATTAGAATATGGTATCTCTGTCTCGAAATCTGTTGAGGTTGTAAACACATAAAGGAAATTTCCTTCAAGGTTATAACCTGCTGATACTCCTTCTGTCTTGTCAGGTCTTGTTAACTCAACCCACAATTCATCTTCTCTCGCAATAGTCCATCCGTGTTCAAGTAATAAATCAATACCAATGTCAGGGTCAGCATTATACTTTGGAAAGGGGTCTTTAAACTCTCTGTCATCTGAATAATGTTTCTTAACTTTTGATATTGTTTCGTCGAACAAGAGGGACGTACTCATAAGTATCGCTCTCTCGGTGTCGGAGATATGTTGTATATTCTCTAAGTCTCCATAGATAACCTCATATCCGTCAGACGGAAAACACTTTAGATAACCACCTTCTCCACGAGTTTCTATAAGAACTTCTTTATTCTTATTCTTAGCTAACTTTCTGTTACCCTCTATTACATCAGTACGATATAATAAATGATACCCGTCATTAACAGTCTTGCAAACTGTCATTTTAAGTAGGATATCTTTAGGTACTTTGGCTTGCCAATCGTGCCATAGTTGTTCAGGATTATCTGCATACTTTAAGTCGAAATCTATTCCTTCTAGTCCACCTGATACAGCGCCCGTACAGATTCCTATGTCATAAAAATCATAGTTATCTATATCGTCACCTATGGGAGATACCCAATCTTTTCTTAAAGGTATCTTACCACCTTGTGCTAAGGGAACAGGGTTAAGTCCTGCCTTTAGATATGCTTTAGCCGCCGTGTCTCTGTACATTGTATTCGTCTATTAAGTATTGTGCGTATATGTGATTACTGTGTGATGGAAGTCCATTATTCCAAGATTGTGGATAAATTCTAACTCCCTCTTCTATCTCTACGAAGAAGTATTCGAAGCCTTTAGGCGCTCCTTCTACTGTTTCGAGTTTATTCTCGTCTCTACACCAAACTTTACGTAGTGTAGCTTTCCAATTTCTAACTTTCTTGTTATTCTTATTGTACCAATCGTTGTCTCCGTAGTACTCTGTAAAAGTTTTTCCATTGACTAGGAAACCTAAACTAAGGGCATAGTCCGCCACCTCTTGTGCTGTGGGCGGTACGAAAGAATCATTTTGGAAATCTGCTTTAGTAAATAAATCCAACAGTATTTCCTTAACTTCTCCTTTGCTTGCTTTCCCTTCGTCTAATCCCTTTCTTATATTTGCCTTAGATTTAGCTAGACTTTTGTAATGGTCAACAACAACTATTGTACAAATACCTTCGTCGCTATAAAAATACTTTATGTATTCATAACTTTCAAGCTGTTTAAGAGAGCCTTCTACTGCGTAGATGTCCTCTAATTTTAAATCTAAATTAACTCTCTCGAGGTCTAAGACTAAAACACCTAACGTTGTAATGCTAGGCTGTGATATTAAATAAGAATAAAGGAGTTTAGAAATAGGAGAGAGCGAAGCGAACTTCGCATCTCCCCATAGTTTTCCTAACTTTACCATAGATTAAAATGGTACGTCGTCGTGTTCTGCTTTAGCTGTATTAGCCTTGCGTGAAGTACGTCTCTTAGGTGCTTCATCAGACTCTTCTTTCTGTGGAAGTTCATCTTCAACTTCTGTACTTGAGAAGTTTTCGTCTTTCCAATCAATAAGAGCATTGTAAAGGAAGTTCTCTTGCTCGGTGAAATCCCAAACAGTTTTACGACCTTTTTTCTTAGTAGTAGGCTCAGGAAGTTCATCATATTCGATATGATATTCTAACTTCTCGTCATTTTGGTATATACGTACCCCGCTTTTTGCCTTACCGTTATCAGCTTTCTCGGCTGAGATTGACCAAACTCCAAAGATAACTTCTTCGCTTAAATCTAATCCACCCATACGTCTGATGAAATCTTTAGCCATACGTGAGTACACATCTCCTAATGATACTGAGAACTTCTCGTCTACGTCAGTAAATTCTAACTCTAAGAATTCGCCGTAATCATTTTCATTAAGTATGACATTTGTTAAGTATCCACCTACATCTCTAAGGATGTAATAGAACACGTCTTTACCTTCGTTTTTACCTTTAGTACGTTGGCGTACACAAACAGTATCTAACTTAGGTTTGTCGCTAGCATCTTCTCCCTCATTATAAGGTAATCCTAAGCTGTCTAGCTTTTGCTCTAATCCATCTTGGTCATTGTACTCTAATACAATATTACCTTGATAGATATTCATAAATGTTTTGTTTGAGGCTGAACCTCTGTTGTTTAATCCCATAGTTTTACGGTTTTAATTTATTATACAATTTAATTCTACTTTCGAAGAACTTCTTATCTACTTTTAAGTCCTCTCTTTCTTCCGAAATAACTTTACGTTTCTTTTGATAAAGGTTCTTCTTCTTTTCGTACCTTTGTTTCAAGGTTGCCTTTCGGCTTGCTTTTAAGTCTTCATCTATTTTCTCGTCTTTGTTAATTATTGTCCTTTTCTTATTATAGTTTGTCCACAATTTAGTAGACTCCTTAGCCCAATATGCTATAAGGGCATCCTTCTTTTCAATTTCTCGTGAGAGATTCAACACTTTTTCTTCGTCGTTATGTAACATAACTTCGTTTAGAGTAACGGAGAATCCCCTCTTTAAGACGTTCTCCGTTATTCTAGGGTCTACTATTTCGTAGAAATCGCTATAACGGGTGTCTTGCCATTTGTATCCGTCTTTATTCTTAGAGATTTTAAAACCTCTGTACAATACGGCTTCTTCGTTGTGAAATGTAAAGTGTCTATCAGGCAGTTCATCTACTGCTATTTCGAATATCTTTTGATATGTATCTTGCATTTTATTTGTTAGTTTATCAAATATACAAAATATATATCAGAAATCCAAATTTTATATCTGACACATTACTGAGTTGCCTTGTATGTAAGCTGACTTACATTCGCCTATCTCAATTTTATCTTTTAATAAATTCACATGAAATCCTAAATCTTCATAAGGGTTATACTTTAGAATAAATGAGAATTCATTCTTAATGTCGTAGATATCTCCAATCTTTCCTCTAACAAATGCGTGTACATTCCTAGTTTTAGTTTTTAAACATCTTTCTTTACCTGATTTGTTTACTATTAGTTTACAGTCTTTTAGCACTACTTTGTCAGTATGCGCTACAACTAGACCATCTTGCCTTATAGAGAATACAAATCCTTTTCTGTTTAAACAACGGTAGAAGTCAACTTCTTTATCAAGATTAACTGTCCTACCTTTAAATGGTTTTAATCTGCTATACATAATTTTAGTTTGATAGTGACACAGTAGAACCTAACTGCTTACTTGCTTTCGCGTTGGGTTTTTCAGGGTTACAGGTTTGCTCTACAATAATCCTAACCCTTGTTATGCGTGTGCCACAATGTCTTTACCTTCTATTAATAATAATATTTGTTCTTGCAAGTTCTTAAATTTATTATAGAACCTTTTAGCTTTTGCATCATTAGGTGTTACAATAAGTTTGGCTTTCCAATACTCTACTGATTTAGCTACTGACTCTAGCTTAGAGTCTATGTTACCTGATAGGTCGTGTAAAGTTCCGTCGCAATCTACGACGTATTGAACTTCTTCGTCATCGACACTTTCGATGTACCTTTGATAAGTTGTCATAATTAAACTATTTTTAATT